CGATGATGATTCAGTTTATTGGAAACAATGCGAGATAACGGGTAAATGGTCGGATTGTGTCGTCGTCAATCAAATTACTGAACAACAGGAGAAATAATCATGACTAAAATTAAATTTATTTTAAGAAAAGCTGATATTGATATTTTCAAGTTTGAAACGAAGGAGGAGGCGCAACAATACAAAAAAGACTTTAAACTTGGTGATGAGTTCTATATAATAGAGCGTACAACAACAACAACAGATAAGAGGCTATAAAATGGACATTCAAGAGATAAAGAGAAAAATCAATTATTGGCAGCATATGCTGAACTGGTATTCAAAAGGTGCAGGGGCTAGACGCAGACACACAAAAGAATTAAAATATTGGCAGGCATTACTTGAAAGAGAATCATTAGTTAAAGATGGAGAATAAAGAAAATGTTTTCAAAAGAGAATCCAACATTAAAAGAGCTTTTAACCGTTTTCGTTCAGGGTCTTTTTTTAATCTGTTTAACAGTAGGAATAATCAAATGGATAAGTTAAGTATTTTGTTGTGGTGCGTGTTCCTGGTTCATTTCTCTGTCTGTCTTTACATGGTTTTAGGGGTTATACTATGATTAATTACTATGATTTATTTGTTGACAAAGTAAAAGAATTCTTGATATATTTGGACACACAATAACAAAGGAGAGAAACATGGCAAAAAAATACGCTGTAATTGTCGATCATTCAGAGTATGAATACTACGAAGACAAAGAACACGCTGAAGAAGTAGTTGTTGAGCTGAAGAACAGCGAAGAGTACGCAGCAGAATATAGGCAAGGCATATATGATATTTACGTCAAGGAGATCGAAGAATGAAAGACATTAGCGCACGAGAATGTGGGATTCAAGACTATTTATTTGGTCGTCCTTTAAACCCTCGAATAGTAGAGGATGGAGTGGAGACTGTTTTAACCCAATATGGGGAGTTGATGAAGTCCTACATCGAGGGATACTATCAAAAACAAAAAGAATATGAGGAGGTTGAGTAATGAGAACACAACGCACAATTAAATTTTCACCTTTAACGGGTAAAGTGTCAGAGGTTAGCGAGTTATTCGGTAACTTACACATACCAAAACCACAATATAGCGATTTAATCAAGAAGAAGGAAAAAAAGTAATGGTTCGCTGGCTACACCAATTCTACACTGCTTTTTGTCTGTTGTTGGTGCTTGCTGGGCTGATGGGGAAAGAGTGGCTCTATGCTCATTCTTTAGGTTCTGACCTACTGATAGAAGAGTATTTTGTCATTCTGGGTTGTCTTTATCTTTTAACTTTGATGAGGTTTTTACATGAGCGTTGAATTATTGAATTACATGGGAACAGACTTGACCGTTGCTAATGCTGCAAGGGTCAGTTTTAACAAGGAGCATAAAGAAATAAACGATTCTGACTATAAACTAATTAAATATTTAGCTGAGCATAACCACTGGTCACCGTTCGCACACTGTTTTATCCAGTTTAGAATCGATGCACCAATCTTTGTTGCGAGACAGCTTCAGAAGCATCAGGTGGGCTTGTCATGGAACGAAGTATCTAGAAGGTATGTAAACCATGCCCCTAAGTTTTGGGACGCTCCTACGGGCTGGAGAGAAGCCACAGAGGATAAGAAACAAGGCTCAGGGAAACTATCTAATTTCCAGCCTGATATGTATCGCTCACTTGACATTGTAAACAAGACTTGTTCAAACCACTATCGACAGGCTTTAGAGATGGGAATCTGTGAGGAACAAGCACGGGCTTTACTGCCTCAATCAATGATAACTTCGTGGATATGGTCAGGTAGTCTTTACGCTTTCTCAAGAGTCTGTAACCTTAGAATCTCAGAAGACGCACAACAAGAAACAAAACTAATAGCGATAGGGATTGACAATCACTGCAAGAATATATACCCTCTTTCATGGTCAGCACTAAGACACAAATATTTTTAACTAGGAGAAACAACAATGAGTAATCCAAGAACAGACCAAATTGTTGATAAAGTCCTCGATATGTCACGAAATGAGCTTATCAGCACGTTACTTGAGACAAATAACTGGCATGGAAAGAACATTCCAGAGGAGCAATACGAGGAGTACGAGTTGCAAGATTTAGTTTTTAACCACTTATTGGAGACTTTGCCATGATTAATTTTGAAACAACACTTGACAACATAGTTGACAGCATCAAAACCACTTTGAACTCTGAGAGCTTGAACACAATTTACGCTCTACATGATGATTTTCTAGACAAGGAACTAGAGTTCAATGACAGAGTATGTTATAATATCTGGGAGAAATGGTCATGAGATGCGTTTCTTGCAATGAAGCATTGACAGATTACGAGGCAACCAGGAAGTATGCAGAAACTAATGAATATCTAGATTTGTGCGTGTTGTGTTCGTCACAGATTGATGACGGTTTAATTATTTCTGACAGAATCGACTTAAAGAGCAACAGTGACACCTGGGCAGAGTACGGTGTCAAAGAGCTTGATTTTGACAGTTTAACTTTTACTAACGACTTTTCAGAGGATTATGACTAATGGATCAAGAGTATTTTGAATCAACAGAAGAAGAAGCGCATTTTTACTCTGTTTTATCTGAGTTCAATAACCTGCTGGAAGACTATTCACCACAGTTTGTCATGCTTAAGTTATTGGAAATGCAACAAGACCAAGTGACTCTAGTTAGTATTAATTAATTATTATTAATTATCTATTGTTGTTTTGTCTTAACAAGTCTAATAGAGTTATATAATACTATATAGTTTAAAATACCAGAAAAGGAGATATTTGTCAATGGGTATTCAACTAAAAGCTCACCAGCCTTGCAGCGATTGCGGGTCAAGTGATGGTTTAACGTATTATGACTGGGGATCATTGTGTTATGTATGCAATGAGAGCCATTCTGAGGCCCGTCAGGACGATAAAATAAAAAATATGACCTTAGTATCCAACAACACCATTACAAGCGATTCTCGTCCCCCACAGCCCCCTATCGAAGGACAAGTGCTATCTATTCCTGACAGAGGGATCACAAGGTCAACTTGTGAAACTTATGGGGTTTTAACTGATGATGACAATTATTGGTTCCCGTATGCTGATAAAAATGGCAATATTGTGGCATACAAGAAGCGAGGAGTTGAAGAGAAAAGATTTTCAACGACTGGCGACTGGAAACAAGCTAGACTCTTTGGTCAACACTTATTCAACAAAGGATCAAGCAAGTATTTGACCATTGTTGAGGGTGAAATGGACGCTTTAGCAGCCTATCAAATGATGGGTAGCAAATACGCTGTTGTTTCTTGTCGTAATGGTGCATCAGCAGCCATAACTGACGCAGAAAACCATTTTGAATGGCTTGACAGTTTCGAAAACATTGTTTTATGTATGGATAACGACGACCAAGGTAAGGCTGCAGCCCGTCAACTGGCTGAACTGTTTGGCTCAAAAGTCAAGATGTTTAAATTTCCTGAGAAGTACAAGGATGCTTGCGACTTTCTTAGGGATGAGAACGAAAAAGAGTTTCTTGATTGTTGGTGGGCATCAGAACGTTTTGTTCCTGATGGGATCATCGATGGCTCAACAATGTGGGAGGAGGTATCAAAACCAATTGAGAAAAGTCTAGTTGACTATCCGTTCTCTAATTTAAACAAACTAACTTACGGGATAAGAGACAGTGAACTTGTCACCATTACCGCAGGTTCTGGGCTTGGTAAGTCTCAATTTGTTCGTGAAGTTGTCTATCACGTTTTAAACAACACAGACCAAAACATAGGCTTAATGTTCTTGGAGGAGTCAACACGCAAGACAGCACGGTCTATTATGTCCTTGTATGCTGGGAAGCCTTTGCATTTACCTGATGTTGCTTACACCGCAGAGGAGTTAAGAGAATCTTTTGAGCATACGCTTGGAACTGGTAGGTTGTTTCTGTTCGATCACTTTGGATCAACTGAGATAGACAATATCATTAATCGAGTTCGTTACATGGCGAAGGCTCTTAAGTGTCAATATATTTTCTTGGATCACGTTTCGATTGTTGTGTCAGCACAGCAGGACAAACAAGACGAAAGAAAAGCTATTGACGAAATCATGACTAAGCTCAGAATGTTGGCTCAAGAAACTGGCATTTGTCTGTTTGTTGTGTCACACCTGAAGCGACCAGATGGCAAAGGTCACGAGGAAGGCGCAGCCACCTCTCTAGCTCAACTGAGAGGCTCAGGAGCGATTGCACAGCTCTCAGACATAGTAATAGGTCTAGAACGTAACGGACAAGACCCTGACCCCGTAGAGAGGCACACAACGCACGTTCGAGTATTGAAGAATCGCTTTTCTGGTTTAACTGGTCCAGCGTGTAGGCTTCTTTATGATCTTGAGTATGGTCGAATGGTTCAGTTGCACGACGAAGAGGAGGACGCTTTATGAACGTACTTGATTTGTTTAGCGGTATCGGTGGATTTAGTTTAGGTTTAGAACGTGCTGGTATGAAAACTGTTGCTTTCTGTGAGGTTGATAAGAAATGTCAACAGGTATTAAAGAAGCACTGGCCAGGTGTACCTGTATTTGATGATGTAACAACACTTAAAGGAGAAGACATTGAAGAAACAGTTGACGTTATATGCGGAGGATTCCCCTGCCAAGACATCAGTCTCGCAGGTAAGGGAGCAGGACTTGAAGGCAAAAGATCAGGACTCTGGTCAGAGTTCAAAAGACTCATTGAAGAAATCAAACCGAAATACGCAATCATTGAAAACGTCTCAGCCCTTCGATCTAGAGGACTGGATCAAGTACTCAGGGAAATCTCTGAGATCGGGTATGATGCAGAATGGCATTGTATCACCGCTGCCTCCATTGGTGCGCCTCACAGACGGGACAGAATCTGGATTGTGGCGTACCCCCGAAACAGTACAGGGAGGGACGGTCTCTCAGGAAGTCTTGGAAGAGATGGCGAAGGGGAACTGGAAGAGAGAGTCAGGACATCAGAGACAACTGAGACTTCAGGATCAAGTGAGACATCCAAAGCTATGGCCTACTCCCAGGGCAAACTCAGCGATGGCAACAACTTTGACTCCGAAAGTAGCAAGTCATCCTCACAGGAACTTGGAAGTAGCAATAGCAAGAGAGATATTTCCAACTCCAACAGCGAGGGATTACAAGGACAATGGGAAATCACCAGCAGAATTAGCGAGGAACTCCAAGACATTAGCTACTCACGCTGGTGGGAAACTGAACCCAACGTGGGTAGAGTGGCTAATGGGGTTTCCGGTAGGGTGGACAGACTTAAGCAACTCGGAAACGCAGTAGTACCACAGATACCAGAACTAATAGGTAGAGCGATATGTCAAGCTGGTTGATATTAGCGATAGCTGTGGTATATTTGGTCATAGCGGTTGATCTTTTAATCCAGGGACAGTCAGCATTAGCAGTTACTTTTGTTGGTTTTTGTCTCGGTAACTTAGGACTTTATTTACAGACATAAAAAGGACGCTTTATGACTCCATATATAAAAAACATCTCTTTTTATTTTAAATGGAAAGCTATCGAGAAATATTTAGAATCTGAACATGAAATAAAAGAAAGTCATCAAGGTTTAATAATAGACGGACTGTTTATGATTGCAGCTAATAAAACCAAGATGAGACCGTTAGGTCAACTTGATTGGGCATGGTACACAGCTAAGACGTTAGCTACTGCCATGAATGAAAACAGAGTCTTGCAATATTACGAATCAATGTTAAAAGATAAACGCTCAGACGCTAATAAATGGAAAAGGAGAGACGAAGAAATGGAAATGAAAACTAAATATGCTGTAAGAGCAGGAAAGGCTAGTTTTATATGAGAAAAATAGTTATTGATATTGAAACAAATATGACAGCAACACATATCTGGTGTGCTGTTACTAAAGATATTGATACGCAGGAGGTTAACGTATGGACGCAAGCAGAAAAGTTACAAAACTATCTGGCAGAAGCAAGTATCTTGATTGGTCACAACATAATAGGATTCGATGTTCCAGTGTTGAAGAAGCTGTGGAACTTGAACACAGATATTCACCAGTTACAAGACACACTAGTAATGTCAAGGCTACTAGATCCAACACTAGAAAATGGGCACTCATTAAGAGCTTGGGGAAAAAGACTAGGAAACTACAAGGACGACTTTACTGACTTGGATGGAGGATTAACTGATGAAATGGTTTCCTATTGTAAGCAGGACGTTAACGTCACTGAGACATTATATAATCGTCTTAGCGCAGATTTACTGGAGTGGGGTCAGTCCGTTGATCTTGAGCATCAAGTCGCTCTTATTGTTAAGGAGCAACAAGAAAACGGATTCAAACTTGACATTAGAAAAGTTATGTCCCTCTTGGCTCAATGGCGAAAAAGACTTAACGAAATTGAAGAAGAACTCCAACAAGTATTTAAACCAATAGTCACTGAGCGTTATAGCGAGAAGACAGGAAAGCGTCTTAAAGACAAGGTGGAGCACTTTAACCCAGGTAGTCGTAAACAAATAGCTGAACGTCTCATGGCTCTAGGATGGAAGCCAAAGAAACGCACAGAGAAAGGAGCAGTGATCGTAGATGAGAAAGTATTATCAACTGTTAACATCCCTGAAGCTCGTTTCATTGAAGAGTATTTATTGCTTCAGAAACGGGTGGCTCAAGTTGAATCGTGGATTGACCATGCGGATAACCTCGACAGGGTACACGGTCAGGTCATCACCAACGGAGCAGTCACGGGACGAATGACTCATAGCAAGCCAAACATGGCTCAAGTCCCACGAGTAGGTAGTCCATATGGTGCTGAGTGTCGTTCATGCTGGACTGTTGAGGAAGGAAAAGCTCTAGTAGGTATTGATGCCTCTGGTCTTGAGTTGAGGATGCTAGCTCATTATATGCAGGATGATGACTACACCAATGAGATATTAACAGGTGACATTCACACAAAGAATATGCAAGCAGCAGGACTAACTAACAGGGATCAAGCTAAAACGTTTATCTATGCGTTCCTGTATGGTGCTGGACCAGCTAAGATTGGTTCTATTGTAGGAGGTGGTGAACGTGAAGGTAAGCAGCTCATAGACAGCTTTCTAGCAAACACTCCAGCCTTAAAAGAACTAAGAAGGAAAGTAGACAAGTTTGCTCAGAAAGGCTCACTACCTGGGCTTGATGGTAGACGCTTAAAAGTAAGATCACAACACGCAGCACTGAACACTTTGCTGCAAGGTGCAGGTGCAATAGTTATGAAAAAAGCATTAGAATTATTGCATAAGAAGTTAAATTGTGGTATAATATCTGGCTCGTTTGTTGCTAATGTTCATGACGAATGGCAGATAGAAACTACGAAAGAACTTGCTGAATCTGTAGGTCAAGCTGGAATACAGGCAATTCAGGAAGCAGGTCAATCGCTCGGGCTACGCTGCCCACTCGACGGTGACTTTAAAATTGGTACTAATTGGGCAGAAACACACTAAGGAGAAACTTATGGCAACTTTAGATTTAAGTCCTTTCAAAGTAAAAGCAGACATCATGTGGGCTTCATTAGATACACCCAACAAAGTGTCTGAGCGTTATCAAGTCAACCTCTGTAATCTCTCTAATGAAGCTATTAAGAGAATAGAGAAAGCTGGCATCCCTGTCAAGAAGAAAGATGGACAAGGCTTTTTTATTGTAGCTAAGTCCAAAGAGTATCCTATCACGACTGTGATGTCTGACGGCTCTCCAGTGACTTGTAAGGTGGCTAATGGCTCGAAAGGTGTAGCTATTATCAATCCGTATAAGTACACGTTCAGAGGTAAGGATGGTGTCTCTCCTGGGATTAAGAAACTAATTGTTACTGATCTCATTGAGTACACTGGTTCTGAGGCTGAAGAGGACAGTCTAGAAGCCTTGTAACTGTGTCAAAGTCAATGAATAATGCTACTGCACTCATTGACGGAGATATACTTGTCTATCGTATAGGTTTCTCTGTTGATGATCCAGAAGATGAGAAGTTCGCTCTCTCACGCATGGGACATTTTATCGAGGGTCTTATTGAACTTGATGGAATAGAATCTTATGTTGGATTCATCACAGGGAAGTCTAATTACAGAGACAAGATTGCTACAGAAAGTGCTTACAAAGGGAATCGTGAGAAAGCTAGAAAGCCTATTCATTACGATTCCCTGCGTGAGTACCTCATGAGCAAGTGGTATTTTAAACTTATAGAAGGTCAAGAAGCTGACGATGCAATAGGAATTGAAGCGTATAAACTGCCTGAAGATACTTATTGCATTATGTCAATAGATAAAGACCTAAATATGTTAAAAGGATGGCACTATAATTTCGTCAAAGGTGATCTGTATTATGTTAATGAACAGGAGGCTATTAAGAACTTTTACACTCAAATCCTAACAGGTGACAGAGTTGACAACATCCCAGGATTGAAAGGTATTGGACCCAAGAAGGCAGAGAAGATACTAAAAGACTGTGATGATGAGCAACAACTTTTTGAAACTGTGTTAGATAAATATGAAGGTGATCTTGATAAACTAACAGAACGAGCGAGGTTATTGTGGATAAGAAGACAAGAGAATCAGCTTTGGAAACCGCCAAGCACTTCACAATAGGCTATGTTCAATGGGTTGACGCTCTATCTGATTCTGGATGGGAAACAGCAGCAAAAGTAGATGTTCATCCATGTCTCAGTATAGGGTTTATTGTTGATGAAACAGACGATGCTATATGCCTAGCAGCAGCTCTGTCTTATGAACAATCCAACTCAAGAATACATATACCTAAAGGATGGATCAAGAGCATTAAACGAGTAACACTTGATAAATTCTTAACTATTGGGAGAAAGCCATTAAAACGCAAAGTGCCAAAGCTAAAGGAAGAAAGCTCCAACAATGGTTCAGAGATCAACTCATCGACAGATTTTCCTTTTCCAAGGACGATGTAAGATCAACCAGTATGGGAGCTGGTGGCGAGGACATTCTGTTTTCTCAAGCT